GCCGGGGTCCATCGCCTGCTGCTGTATCCACGACATCTGTGACGACGCCGGTGCACCAAGATTTTGCTGGGCGGCAGGGGCGTAACTACCGGCGCTATAGGGGTCGTAACCGCCGCTATTGTATTGCGACATCGGGTTGTACGGGTCTTTTGCGGCAGCCGGGGCGGTGATGTTGTTAAAATACTGGCCCCAATCCTGCGCCCCGGCCGGCACCGCCGGCGGTGCCGATGCGGGGGCCTGCGGGAAGTCTACTCCGCCGCCATGCTCCCGCGCGAACACGGGGTCGTACCAAGAGCTGCCGGGGTCCATCGCCTGCTGCTGTATCCACGACATCTGCGATGTCGGGGCGCCATACGTCGGTGGCCCGGATATGTCAGGGAGATCAGGGCCTTTCTCCACGCTGCCGCTGGGGTAGCCGCCGCCGTAGGTGCCGGGGGGCGCGGGATCGCCGAAGCTAGGGTAGCCGCCGACGTGGCCGTAGTCGGTGGCGGGGTTAGTTCTGGCCCACGCAGCATTGTTTTGGTCGATGACACTCTGTCCGTAATTACTGACGGCGCTCTGGTTGCCCCAGTAGGCGTTGTTGTTGTTGTTCATCGCGTTGACGGCAGCCGGAGTGTACCCCGCATTCGGATTGAAGGGCTGGCCCAAATTATCACCTAGAAATGACATGGCCTTCTCCTACACGTTGATGCCGGCGCGCTCATATGTCGCCGTGATACTGATGAGGTCGACGACCGGCTTGGTCTGTTGCGCCACTGTGATCTGCACCACCGGCGCGTGCGTGAAGCCGGTAATGCCGATCGATATCCAGCCGGTGTTGCGGGCGCTGACCAGCGGCGTCACGCCGGTGTCCCAGCGCGCCGTGTCCCACGTCCCCTCGTCCCAGAGGTCGACCACGCCGGGGTCGATACCCGCTGGCGGCGGCAGTGGCAGCGTAATGACGTAGTCGGTCGTCGCCGATATCTGCGGAATAAACGGCTCGCTGGCGCGCGCCGAGAAGATGGCGCGCGACTGCCGCCAAGTGATGGTCTGCGACGGCGAGGAAAACATCTCCCACCCGCCGACCAGCGACGCCACATACGGCACGCCGTCGTCGTAGCCGGTGCGGTCGGCCTGCATGATGCGGCCGTCCTGCGTGCCGAAGTACATCTGCTCGTCCAGTTTGACGAAGCACATGGCGTCCCAGCCGGTAAACCGCGCCCACGCCGTCGTGGCCTGATTGACGACCAGACAGCGCCGCTTGCCGGGCGCGCCGCCGGGGGTCGTCACGAACATGCCGCCGTATTCGTCCCACTTGCACATTGTCCACGGATGCGAACGCTTCGCCAGCACCTCGTCGCGCCACATCGTCTTGATGGTGCGGGTGATGGCGGCGAGCTCGAGCTCGGCGCGGCCCTTGGTGATGGCCCCAGACGTCGGCATGATGCCGTCGACGGTCGCAATCAGCAGTTCGCCGCCGACGGCGATGTGGGCATTCATCCCCATCGGAGGCGACATCTCGTAGCGACCTTCCTGTCGCCAGTTCGCGGCATCGGCGGGGTTGCTGCCGGTGAAAATCAGCAGCTCGCCGAGGTCAGTCATGAACACCAGCTTGTCGTCGATGCCGTCGCCGGCGTCGACCGACCACGTCGCGCAGAATAGCAGCTTGCCGCCCTTGGTCGCCGAGCCCGACATCGGGATCAGCTCGAGCTGGCCCTGAAAGGCGTCGATGCCGAGGTACCAAGCATTCATGCTGTCCTGTTCGATGAAGAACAGGCGGTTACGATACTTGCAGACGTAGGTGAGGTGCTGCCCGGTCGCGACCGGCGTGCCGGGGTGCGCGGTGGTGTCGGCGTGGATCTGCCCCGCGCTCATCGTCGTCCACGCCACGCCGTCATAGTGCAGAGGAAAATCTCCGGCATCGTTGACTGCGATCAAGTGCGAGCCGCTGGCGTTGTCCATCTGCGCCGCAGCGTAGTTGCCGGATGACTGGCCGCTCTTGACCAGTAGCGGCAGGCTGGCAGTGACGTTGTAGACGTTGTTGATGTTGGCGGCGAACATCTGGTGATCGGCGCCGCTGGCGTAGTTGAACGTCGATATCACCGGCAGCCGCGACGGATCATCCAGCGGCGGTATCGGCACCAGCTCCCACTTGCCGGGGTTGGCGACACGGTACGCCTCGAACGTCCCCGTCGACGGGCTGGTGTGGGCGACGAGGCACTTCCACGTCGAGCCGACCTCGGGGTCGTGGGCGGTGTTGTTAACCGCGTAGGCGTGACTGTGTGTCCACGTCGCCGCCGTCGGCGCGTACAGGTCGCACCACTCCTCGCAACCGCCGCGCAGCGACACGCCGCGCATGGTTGGCTTCCAGTTGTCGCATACCAGCGCGCCGCCGGGCTGCATGAACGCCTCACTCTCGTTCAGGATAAGGCCGCGCGTCGGGGCCGGGATCGTGATCGTCTCTAGGTTCTGCGCCATCTGCTGCGGAACGGAGACCCTGCGAAATGCCTGATACTGGCTCATGATGGCACCGGCCACGGGTAGGCGATCTTGGTCGTGGCCGAGATCGACCGCCGGCCGATGATGATCGGAGACGGGCTATCGTGGCCGGCAACCATCGCCATCGCGTCGCCAAACGATCCCATGTCCTCCGCGTAGGGCGAGCCCTTCTGCGCCTTCCACTGCGCGATCATGCCCAGCTTGAACATACGCTCGTCGAGCGTGAAGGCGTCGAGGTCGCTCTGGAATACGTCGCCCCGGCCGCCCGCAGTCAGGTCGATGCAGTTCTTGTCGAGGTAGGAGAAATAAACCGACTGGCCGGCGCTCAGTGTCGGGAAGATGTGCATCTTGCCGCCATACATCGTCCACTCACCATAGGGATGCTCGGTGGCGTTTCGGGCGCGGCGATTGAGCCAGTCGTCGGTGTCGGCGATAAAATTCATCGGGGAAATTGCCGACGTCGATCGCCAGACGTTCGACGTCAGCAGCATGCGCTTGTAGTTGGCAGGCAAATCAAATGCAGTGGTGGCGCCGTCGCCGGTGAAGGTCGTCGTCGTGCGTAGCTTGGTCCAGTCACGCACATCGTAGGCGATACGCTGCGCCATCTCATTGGCCAGCGCCACCATCTCCTGCATGGTGCGGTTGCCGGTGATGCCGGAGAAAACGGACGTCGGGAGCTGAACACCGACCACCGCGCATACATCCCTCACCACCGACAACAGTGTCATGCTACGCGGCCTTGTCTGGGCGGCACTCGTTCGCCATTCGGACCAGCGTCTTGCGGTTCAGAGAACCGTGCGGCGCCTGCCCGGTGTTGGTCGTGATAAACTCGCGCAGCTCGTCCAGCTGCATGCCTTCAAACTCACTCTCGGCATTCGCCTCGCGGGCCTTCTTGCCGGCGAGGTCTTCCTCCAGAATGGCGTTGCGGGCGCGCAGCTGCTCCAGCTCGTTCTGCAGCTGCAGGTTCGGCGCGGCGCTCTTGGCCTCGGCCATGTACTCCATCGCGGCGTTCTTCAGCTCGCGGCCGCCGGCGCCGAGGTTCTTCAGCTCCGCGCCGTCGATCGCGGCCAGCGCCTCGACCGTGTAGATGTTCTGCGCGCGCATCTCGGCGCGCTTGCCCTCGGTCATGAACGGAACGTATTCCAGCGGCGTGCCGCTCTTGGTCTGCGCGGACTTGGACCTGAATTGCTGGTACTGGTGCCGGAAGCGTTCGGCGTAGGTCACCTTGGTCTGCTCGCCGGTCTGGGGGTCGATCTCCCAGTGCGAGAACGACGTCGCCGGAAACACCTTGACGTCTTTCGAGCCGGGGGAGCGGATCTCGACCACGTCGACGTCGTCGAAGATCGGCCGGCCTTCTGTCCGGGATTTACCTTCATTCAGTATTGCGTGGTTCTTGAACAGTGCGACGAGGACTTCGTCGGGGTCTCTGCGTGCCATCTATCGTCTCCGTTGTTGATGCCTTCAAATAAAATGCCGGGCCGCCTTCATGGAAGGAAGGCATCCACCTACACGTTGGCGACCCGGCACCCTTAATCGACGTGGCTTGGAGGGCTGACGTCGATCAGGTCGCTGGATTGCTGTCGTACATACGCCAATTGAACATCGGGTTGGTCTGGGTCAATTCACCCATCCAGCCGATGAACTGCGCGATGGCGTCCTTGTCGATCGGCATCTGGCCGTCACCGTCGAACAGCTTGTCGAAGTTTCTGTTCGGGTGGTAGCGCAGCCGCAGACTGTCGGTGTTCAAGCCGAAGGTCGTGTTGGCCGGCATGTTGCTGCCGATGCCGCCGTCGAGCACGATCTCCGCACGCTTGCCGCCACCAATGTACTCGAGGGTGGAGAAGCCGAGTTTGCCGAGGCCGCTCTCGTTGGTCTGCCGCTGGTTCACGATCGTGGCGGCGTCGTAGGCCGCGTAGTGCTCCGGCGACATGAGCAGCAAGTCAGCGTAGTCACGGCCGCGCGATTGCTTGGTCATGACGTAGTTGAGCATCGGCCGGATGGTGGTCGAGGTCGCCTGCGTGCCGAGGGCGGGCGCCATCGTCTGGATGTCGTAGGTCTTGGTCTGCCAGAGCGTGTTGAGGTTGCGGTCGATGCCGCCGTAGGTGCCGGCGTTGGTGGTGATCGGCACGGCGGTTGCGAGGCCGGTCAGCTGCTTGCCGCCGTTGGCGGTGCCGTCGCCGTACATGGCGGCGTCCATGGTATCCTCAAGTGCACGCTCGGCTGCGGAGATGTAGCTGTCGTAGACATCCATCAGCTGCGCTTCACCCTCGTTGTTGAGGATTTCCTGCATCGAGAGGATGACGGGTACGACAACCTGCTTCGGCGTGAACACCGCGTCGTTGAACAGGTCGATCGCCGGGTTGAGCAGCTGATCGTAGCCGGAGTACCACTGCGCGGACTGCTTGCCGATCTGCAGCGTCTGGCGAATGGTCGGACCCGAATAGGTCTGCCACAGGCCCTTACGCTTCAGCACTGCGAGCAGTGCGTTGTTGTTGGAGACGAGATCTTCGTAGCCTGACGATCGGTCTTCGAGCGCCATGGAAAGGATCTGCTGGTAGGCAGCATTGGTAGTTACGTTGGGCATTGTTGCCACTCCACATGGGGTTCAGAACTAGCCACCGTTGACGCGACGGATCGCGTTCTGGATGGCCTCTCGACGTTCCGTCGGTTTCTGAGGCTTTCGCGGCGCTGGGTTTGAGCCAGTCACGTCGGGCGAGCCTGAGATCGAGCGGTCTATGGGTCGGGTCTGAGCCGATGTGGCGCGGGTCTGAGCCGCCGTGTTGCCGGGCCGGAGTAATTCGGCTCGGCGGTATGCCGTCTCCATATCGAAACCGAGTTTCAATTCGTTCTCGATAAGGTCGCCTAGCTCGTCAAATCGCGGGTGCGTGTCGGCGAATTGATCGACCGCCGACCGCATGTGCGTGAACTGTTTTTCAGTATGCATCTGGTGCAAGGCCTGTTTCAAGCCCGAAATCTCCCGGTGCAGGGCCCCCATCTGGTGCTGGGTGGCCTGCTGGACATTGCCCATCTGCAGCTGCTTCAGTTGCTCGGGGGACTGACTGAGGACGTGGTAGGCGATGTCGCGCAGGTTGATGCGGTTGCCGGTCGCGGGGTCGGTGAGGCCAAGATTGTGGACAATGTTATCCAGACCGGCGATCGGATCGGACCGCAGTTTCATTTCGATGCTGACATAGCTGTTGAGCGCCTTGTCGAGCGTGGTGCCCTGCTTGCGCGCCATCTGGTCGTACTGGGCGATCGGCATGTAGGCCTCGGCGACGCCCTTGTAGTGGCGGTGGATGCCCTCGGCCTCTTGGTGCAGGCGGTGGTAGTCGCCCCGCACGCTCTCGGGCGCCGTGTCCCAGTCCTGCCGGGCCCGCTCCGAGATCCGGGGCGGCGGGTCGCGGTAAGGCGCGCCCTCCGGCAGCTTGCGGGCGGGGGGCGCAGAAGTAGCGGAGTTTTGCGCCCCCGCCTGCGGGGCCGCCTGCTGGCGCGGCGCGAAGGTGCCCCGCTCGGTGCGCGGAGCGCCCGACGGCTGGTCGCCGGGGCGCTTGCCTTCCTTGGGCGTCTCCTCGGGGGGCTGGTTGTGCCCGGCCTTGGCCTCTGCAGCCTTCGGCGCGTCCCGCTCGGCTGGTTTTGCGGGCTTGGCGGGGGGTTTGTTGGCCCGGTCGAAGGCCGCCTGTATGGCCTCCCTGCGGCTCTGGGGACGGCCCTTGCCGCCCTCCAGCTCGCCGGCGGGCGCCTGCGGAGCCTGCGAGCCTATCGGGTTGGGGTTGTTGACCGGGTTCTGGTTGATCTGCACCTCGTGGGAGGACGCAGGCGCGGGAGCGGACGCCGCGGGGGGCGGCGCTGTGGTGTCGGACATGATGCACTTCCTTCGTTATCGGTGCGGACTGTGTGACCGCACTCCTGCCTTAAACTTTTGAATTGCCACGCGAATTGTCTGCCGACGTTTTTCTTTTGTAACATTTTCCGTCGACGCCCGTCTCTTGGGGGCGAGTTTTTCGTTGCCGACCTCGGTCAGGCCGTGGGCCCTGCCGACGGCCCGGTACTGGCGTTTCGAGGTATAGAACTTGCCGTCGACCTGCTCCAGTGGCTCCATGGTGTCGGAGATCACCATCGGCATCGGCAGGTCGGACCTCGGCGCGGAGAGACGATCCTTTTGCACCCGCCAACGACCCGGCGCGTATTCCTCCAGTTCGACCATGACTACACCAGTTGCAGGACGCCCGCCGACCCATCGAAGTCTGTCGTAAACGTCTCGCCATTGGCGAGCGTGACGCTGGCGCCGTTATCCCACCAGCCAATCAGCTCCTTGTTGGTGGCGGTGTCGTTGTAGAGAACGACATAGCGAAACGGCCCCACCGCCCCGGTGGCAGAGATTGTCACATCGCCGAGGATCAGCTTGTAAGAGCCGAGGGTCTGCACGCTCGAGGTGATCGACGGCGCCGTTCCGCCGGCGGTGTAGCCGTTGCCCGCGGTGATCTCGGTAAGATCCGACTTTTTGGTGTTGGTAGCCACCGGCGCCGGCGAGTTTACCAGCATGATCTTGAGGCTGTCCGCGCCGAGGTTGTGTACCTTCTCGGCGACCGCCTCGACGAACGAATAGAACTTGTTGAATGGTGCGACTGACATGACGTGGTCCCCTTGTGTTTAATTAAAGCGCATCCAGCCTGAGCCCTGATTTCCGATATACCAGCGGCCCTCAGTATTAGCGTCGCCGCAGATGCTGTTGTGGTAGTCGTAATTGCCGAGCGGGTAGCCGTCGCTGATCTGCGTCCACGTCACCGTGTTGGCCGCCCACTGCGCCTGCGTCGCTGTAGTGACGTAGATGCCAAACACGCCGCTCAGAAAACCGATGAAGCCGACACTGGGGTAATCACTCCCCGCAGCAATCTTGCCAAAGCCAAACGTAAACGGCTCGCCGACGCCCGTCATCTGTATGCTGGTCGCGCCGCCATTGGTGGAATAGTTCAGCTTCGATGATGCGTTCGGGCTTGGCTGCCCCGGCGACCCGACGCCGCCGTCGACGTACAGCAAGTGCCCGGTTTTTCCCGGCACGCAGTCCATCCGCATATTGTAGCTGTCGTAGCCAATGCCGGGGCCGTTGTTGGTCCACGTGATCATGTCGGTCGATCGGTAGATTGCAGACAGGCCGACAGTCCCGCCCGGCTTGGAGGAGTCGGCGTAGTACAGATAGAAATACGTCCCGTCGAAGCAGCACGTCTTCCGGTGGATGAACGCGGTGAACGTCGACCAGCCTCCCTGAACGGTGCCGGGGACGCTGATATCCGCCCAACTGAGGCCGCCATTGGCTGTGTAGGCGGGCATGCCGCCGAGGCCGGGCACATACAGGACGTAATTATAACTTTTCATGGCGATGCAGCCGCCAATGGTGCCGTTCGCCACGACGTTGGGCGGCTGCGTCGAAAACTTAGTCCACGTCACGCCGCCGTTAGAACTATAGCCGCTGTAAAACACGCCGTAGTAGTTGACGTTCGCCACCATGTTTTGCGGCGCGTCCGGTTGATACGCAATATCCCAACAGTGGGCCACGCCATCAGTTTGACTTATGCCGTGTGTGGAGGGGTAGCTCCCGTCGCCCGTCCCCACGAATATCGGCCGATCCCAACCGTAAAACACAGGGTAGGAGCCCGGCACTGACACGATGCCGTTGGCGACGAGCTGTTCGATGCCCTTGTTCTGCGATGTCCAGTTGAAGGCGACGTAACTGGACGGGGGAACAGTTTTCCAGACGCCAATACCCTGATAAAAATACAGCACGCCGCCCGGCCCGAACATCATGTTGCCGTTCGACATGTAGCCTTCGTGCGTCCACGCCAGCCACGGGATGTCTGCCGCCACCCGACGGCCAGACCCCGGCGGATAGCCCGGCTGCGGGCCCCCCGGTGCGAGCAAGTCCTCGTTGAAATACGGCCCGGTCCACGTCGCGCCGCCATCAAACGACTGATTGAGGACGCCGCCGTCATCTCCGAGCACAATGTGGTTGGTGTTCGCGGGGTCAACCGCAACCGAATGCGGAGCAAACCCCGCCGTCAATGTTGTAGACTTTGTCCACGCCGAGGCACTGATGCAGGTCCAGTATGTAGCATCGCCATTGTCGACAATGTGCGCCTTGCCGCCGGCGTCGACGAACATGTGGTAGTAGGTCGTCGGGCCGCCGGTCATCTTCGCCCACGTCGAGCCGGCGTTAGTCGATCGATAGGTGCCGTTGCCAGAGCTGTGGACGTAGATGATCTGCGCGTTGCCGCCGACGACGGACGTCGGGTCGAAACAAATCGCGTAGCCGGGGTAGAGGCCGCCCGCGGTCGAGGGCAGGGGAATAGAGCTGGTGCTGACGGCAGTCCAACTGGTGCCGCCGTTCGTCGTCACCCACAGCCCATCATTTCCCGTACCGAAGAAAACCTTGTTGCGGTCGCCGGGATCGATTGCAAGATGCGGCCCGCGTGTCTTGCTGGAGCCATCGTTAGGACCGACACCCACGCGCGAGCCATTGCCGGGGTCACCCGTGCCCACCTGCACGAACCCCGTCTTGGTCCACGTCGTGCCGCCATTGACTGTCTTGAACACCAGTCCGCGCTGCGACATGTACATGACGCTCGTGAGTACTGACGCGATCGCGATTGCAAACACGCCCTCGCCGTTTTCCCACGTCGCCTCACCCGCAGGCATCGACGCCGTCGTCAGCAGCTGATCCCACTGCGACGTGGCGGCGTTCCACTTGTATGCGCCATAGGTATCGTTGCGGCAGACATGCGTGCCGTCGGCGGCAATGTCGCCGTTGGTGATCCAGCCGCCGGCGCCGATCGGCACCGCGCTCCAGCCAGTCAAAACCGGCGCAGACGGTATTCGTGAATACCTAAGAAAACCCATCTACGGCCCCCATGTTGCCCCGGCCACCGAGCCCGCCGTGTAACCGAAGCCAGCCCCCGACCCCGAAACGTCCGGGTTGCTCGTGCCGACCGTCGTCGAAAAGGCGCCAATAGTGTTGTTGCCGTTTCCAACCAGATAAGCGGCAGAGAGTGCCGGCACGTCAGCAAATCCCCCTCCGGCAAAAATGCCGGGACGACAATCGTTCGTTCCACGCGGGCAGGAAAAGAACAGCACGCCGCAGCCATTCGTCGGGATCGTGATCGTTCCATCCATGTGTTGCGGGTCAGGACCATACCCCGGCGCTGCGATGTAGTTGCTGGATGTAGGCGCGGGGGTCGCGGTAATGAGGGTAGCCACTGAAATCGCGATGATGCCAAAAGCACCAAGATTATCCGCGTGGATACGGATGTCACACGTCGTACCCGTCGGGACCACCGCGTAACACAACACTGAGTTGCCATTTTTTCTGATCTGCGTCGCGGTGATCGGTGAACCCGATCGGTTGACGGTGACCGTGTAGCCGCCCGGCCCGCGCCCGACGTCGTCGTAGATAAAGAACGTGACAACGCGATTGGCGTCAGCGGTGCCGATTGGAACGCCAGTCCAGTCGTAATTGACGTCGGCAAAACCAAAGTCGACGGCGCTCGCGTAGCGCGCCACGGGCGTCACTCCGCTGCTGACTGTCGATTTGGTGAGTATTGCGTTGACGCCCGTCAGCGCGAACGCACCCGTGCCGGCAGACATCTGGTAGCCGGTAATGGTTACAGGCGTCATGTCCTCGCCGGTGAGCGCAAAAACACCGGCATCAACGGAGAATATGATGGGCGGCCTGATGACGGGGGGCACAAGGTTTGCGCTCTGCCCGTTCAGTTGGAATAGACCACGCAGCGACACCATCGAATAATTCGGGGGCTTGTCGCTGCCGCCGAGTGCACTGCCCGCCGTGGCAGTAACCGACATGCCGCCGCTGGTGACAAGCGTCACCGGGATGCCGTAACCGTTAGTGGCCACTGTGACCGGCAGGCCGTTGGCGGCCTGCGTTACCGGGAGGCCGCCAGACGCAACGATGACGACGGGGAGGCCCATTTAGCTGCCCCTTCCCGCCGCCGTAGCCATTTCGACGACGAGCCCAAATTCTCTGGGATCGCCCTGCGGCACCAGACTGTCTCGCGTGCCCGATATCAGCCGGAGCGCCTTGCAGCACCGCATCCGGTTCGGGTTGATCGCGATGAGCATCCCCGGCGGCACGCTGAACTTGAGCAAGTCTGTGCTCATGCCGTCGTACATCGTGTAAAAATCCGCACCGTTCGGGGATCCTTCAATCGTGACGATGGCTGGTGTCCACGCCGGCGGCATGATGAGGCCGACCACCGCGGACACCGCCGATATATCGATCACGTTCGATACTCCGGTGACGCCGCCAAACCAGACGGGAAGTATCGTCGGTGAGCCCATTTTATTTCCTTCCCTTCTTGCCCTTGCTCTTGCCCTTGCCCTTGCCGGGGGGCTTCGGCTTGGTGCGCTTGCTGCCTTGCCGGGCCTCCGGCGTGGCCGCCACGAACTCAAACTCGACCTCCTCACTCTTCAGCCCGCCATCGGCGTTCTTGATCCGCACCGGCACCACGCCTTCCTCCCACTCGGAGGGTTTGACGGTGGCGGTCAGCTCGGTGTCGCTGACGAACGTCGTCTCCAGATCGTTGTCGGGGCCAAACTGGATCACGCTCTGCTGGGTGAAGCCGGAGCCGTGAACGCCCATGGTGACGTCTGCACTGCCGACCTCGGCCTCGTCAGGGTCCAGCGCCTCGATCTCCGGGGCTTCGTCTTCTTCACCGCCACCTTCGCCTTCGCCGTCGCCACCGTCGGGGGTGGTATCCGAGCCGGGGGGCTCATTGATGCTGCGCGGGGTGTTGAGCGGGTGCTCGGGGTCGACGCCGACATAGGGCCACACCGGCGGCATGCCCTCCTCCTGCGTCGACGGGTCTCTCGTCGACGGGTTGGCCGGCGTCCCCGGTTCATTGACTGAGTGCACCGGCACTTCCTTGGCGGGGACGCCGCCCTGCTCCATGCCGAGGCTGTTCGGGTCGACGATGCCGCCCTCGCCGGGAGGAGCGGAGGGGATGTTGGGGTTGACGTTGTCGCGGGTCCGCTGGCCCGGCCGATCGCTGGGGCTATCGGGGCGACCGCGCAGGCCGGTGCGCTCGTCGACCGGGTCGTTGTGGTGCTCGGTGTCCGCGAACATCGGGCCCTTTGGCCGCTCCACTTGCCCGGGGTCGAGCGGCGGCTGCCCGGGGACGCCGGGCTGCGTCTGGGACTGCGTCTGCCGGTCCTTGACGGCGCCGCCAGTGGCGTGGCCGGCACCCTCGTGCCGCTCCTGCTTGGCTTCCTTGCCGCCGGTATTGCCGAGATCCTTGGTGGCTTCCTTGGTCATCATGCTCTCCATGGTGCGCGCGGCGGGATGCCGCGCGCTGGGTAACGCACCAGAGGCCTATTACGTCCAAGTGATCGTGCGAGTGGCCGGGACGGCGACGCCGCCCAGCTTGACGTCGACCGGCCACGTGCCGGCCTCGCGCTTCTTGTTGATGGTGGCGGTGATCGAGGTGGCGCTGACGAAGGTCGTGGTCTGCTCGACATTGTTGACCCAGATCCGGCACCCCGGCGTGAAATTGGTGCCGGTGCAGGTCAGGAGCGTGGTGCCAGCGCCAGATACCGCCGAGCCGACGGTCAGCGAGGCAAACGCCGGGTTGGTCGCCGGCGACAGGCTGGAGGCGTGCTGCGCGTTCGGATTGATGGTGTAGTTGCCGAGCACCGACACCGTCTGCAGCGGCGGTGCCGAGCTGATGCCGACATTGCCGCCGCCGTTGTTGGTGGCACCGGTCGTGTAGGTGGTGGTTACCACCACTTCGGTGCCTGCACCTTCGTGCGGGACGCTGGTCGAGGCCGGGACGACGCCACCGGCAGCGCCGGGGTAGCTGTTCTCGGTGCCG